GACGGTGTATTAACGATTTCACATGTTCATAATATAGTTGACTATTTATACGTCAAATCGACTATCAATTATCTCTTTCATCTTAGCTTTGTCGAATTCTAAGAACGGTGTGTACTTCTTGATGAGAAGTTTGGTTTCTTTCCACGTAGGGTCATACTCGCTGATGTTTTTATCCCAGTAGGGAACAAAGTTGAGTACAGCATTCATAATACAAAGAGAATCCAAGCTAAACTCTTTTAGGAGATACAGCCTGAGTAGATACGGATGATTGCCACCATCCATAACTAGGTTGTCGTCCAAGTCATCCTTGAGATTGGATAACTCTGTCTTGAAGTTGTATGTAAGCGATTCCTTTCGCTTCTTCCAAGCCAGATAGGTTTCCTCGCCAGATGAGTCGATGATATCACCGATCCATGCTTTAGTACCGCGAGAGGAAATGTTTGCCAACAAATACTCAAACGGCTCTGGTTTCTTGGAAAGTTTCATGAAGAAATACTTATCTCGGCGAACCTCGAAAGTGTCTTCCTTCACATTCATTTTACCACCATAGCGGTGATAGTCATAACTCGGTGAAGAGAAATGAGTCTTGAGTGCTAGATAGGTGCTGTAACATTCAAACGGTGTCACTCTCATGCCCACCACGCTGGCACTTGTCGTTTCTTCCAACTAGCCATGCGAGCCTTGTCGCCGATGTAATAGTTGCGATAAGATTTCACAGAGTCACCTTTGACTTTGTATTTGTCTGGCATAGCAGGTGTTGGCTGAGTGAATGGCTTGTTAGAAATGTTTTCGGGGATGCAGTTTACAAGCCACTTAACAAGACCGATTTCCTCGGACTTGTGTATCTTACCATAGCGATGCGTGTATTCCTTACACAACTCTTGGAGTAGATAAGCGAGCCACTGATAGTTGGCTTTGCTCTCTCGCGCCCAGATAGCGGAAGGATGATTGATATGTGTGGCTTTGTAAAGCAAACTGTCACCAGCGAAACTGTTGTTGAGTTTCCAGCGTTTGATGCGTCGTCCGCTGGAATCATCAACATACTGTTGTCCGTCTAGGACACGATGCGCCGTGGAAAGTAGTTGCGAATACTCAAGAATCATCTTGACAACATGCTTGTCCACGTGCATTTCAGCACACGTTTTAGGTTCTAGGTGAAGCGCAAATATATTCATGATGATATTATACCCTAAAATGTGTTGTTAGTAAAATTATGCTTCTTTCTTTTTGCGTGTTACTGGCTTCTTTGTCTTCGGAGTATGAATAACTCCGATGATGTTATCAACACAACCGAGAGCCAATGCTTCTTCACAAGACATATAGAAGTCGTGACGCATGTTGTAGATTTCTTCTAATTTCTCAGGAGTAATCTTAGTTTGACGAAGAGTGATATCTTCGATGCGATCTTGTAAGCGAGAAGCTTCCAAGAATTCTGTTTCTACTTCTTTCAGTGTACCGATGATACCAGTCGAAACTTGGTGGTACATGTGAGTAGAATCAGCATAACACGAACGAACATGACCGCTAATAGCAATCAGAAAGCCACAGCTCATAGCTGTACCAGTCACGATTGTATGAATTGGTGTGCTAGATTCGCGCATGATTGACAGAAGACCGAAGCACTGGTAGACCATGCCGCCATAGCTGTCAATGTAAATGTTAATAGGACGCGGTGAATATTCAAGATTGTGAAGCGCATACAGCTTCTTGATATATTTATCGTGTTTCTCGATAGCAAGAATGCTTTCAGTCAGAGCAGCGATGCTGTCTTGGTCGACTTGCTTTGTAAAGAATAAGTCACGCTTCTTCGGCTGTGGTAGACTTACTTCTTCGCTCGAATCAATAACAGTTGTTTCTTCGCTCATAATATTCCTTTAATTATAATGGTAATTTTGCAGTTCTTTCCAACAGATTCATATCTCGACATTCAGCTTCTAATTTCGATTTAATCACGTCAGACTTTTTGACTAGGTTCCCGATTGCAGTTGGTTCCATGTCATTCTCTTCGCAGAAAGCGAGGATGGCTTCAAGATAGCCCATCCCCATTTTTACTTTGCTTTCTACTGCCATAGCAAATGTATTGGCATCAAATTTCTTCTCAAGTTTATCTAGCATAGAAAATGTGCGCTCCTACTTTTGCCACGCGCTTCTTTTTGTAAGACCACTTCGGTTTTACAGATGTATTGTGAAAGTACATAACAGTTGTGTTTAATGTACCATTGTTATATCGCTCAATAATTTCTTGAACGACATTCCTAGTTTGTTCGTTGATGTGGTGCGGTTTTACTCTTTGAATGTTAGTAAATTGCGCTCTTTGATACGCGACACCACAAATTGTTTTGGGATAGTATTTACTATTCGCGCGATTGAAGACTGTGGCTCCAACGAGAATAGCACCATGTGCTTTGTTACCTCGAGTTTCATTATAGATTACTGCCTCTAAACAGGCAATGTCACGATTAGATAACGCTTTGATTGGTTTAGATTTGACTGGGTTAGTAATGGGAAGAGTTGGTGTTAGTTCTTGAAACAGTTTGTCATTATCTAAAAGTTTTGCATCAGCACTTCGTTGATTTATTACAGTCAGACTTGCTAGTACAACAGCAAGGATAACCGATTTCTTCATAAAAGTCATCGCATTTCCTTTTTTGGTTGGACGAGAAATTATTTATAGGAAAGGGGGAGTTTGACCTCCCCCATTTCTTAACAACTATTAAGTATTAGTTGCGGGTAAACAGCGTAGAACCGCCAGCGTTGTAAGCAGCAGCAATCATGCGACGGCTCGGGGTACCAAGACGATAGCTGGTTTTGCCATTGCAATCAGTGTTGGTGTAAACAGCATAGCCTTCCGAACGCAGTTGGCGGATGACTTCAGAAGCCGAAGTGACTTTGTAGCTGTTGGTGATTTGGGCGGTCGTCAGAGTCTTGCCGTTTTTAAGGGCATTCAGGACGGTTTCTTTCTGCGAGTTAGTATTCTTACTCATTGTGTTTCCTCATGATATTAAACATAGATGTAATACTGGCTTCTACCAGTTCAATTATTATACCCTATTTTGGGGTCAAAGTAAAATAATGGTGGACCGAGCCAGTCAGGGGTCGGTCATAAAATAGACCATGGTTGCAAGTCGTTGATTTATAAGGGATTTTTAGGGGTGGTTTTCATTCCACTTAAACGAAAAAACTCAATAAAATCAACGACTTAGGTGAAAAAGTGACAAAGATTAGGGTAAAACAGGGGTCAGGGTCGGCTTTTGGTTAAAACATACTCTGTAGGGTCGTTCCCATATTGTGCGCTTTACCATAATCAATCACTAATCCTTTTTCGCGTCCATGCGCGTCAATTTCCCAAGGGCGATCCCAGTAGTGCATCTCCCACTCATAACGCTTTCCTAGCCATTTACAGACTTCATTATTTGTGCTTGGGAGTTGGCGGAGTTCGCGTTTCGCATATTGCTTGACATGCACCATTTCGTGTGCAAGAGTTCTAAGGTAGTTTACCAGAAGGATATCATCTGGTGCGAAAATCTGAATGTGGTATTTCTTTGGTGGATCTTCTTCATCCGTCCATACACAATCAGCGAGATCGGTGACGTCATGAACATACGGATGATGCTCTATCTTTACAGAGAGAGTTTTTGACAGCTCGTCTTTGAAGAACTTCTTCGCGAAGAACTTACAGAATTGTTTAGCGTGCAGCTTTTGTTCTTCTGTACCACCCTTAATACTGATTCTCATTTCGGAATTGTTCCCTAAGATCTTTAAGCTGGTTGATGTGTTCGTCAACATAGGCATGATATACGTGGGTCTTTCCTGTTTCTTCTGTGGCAATAAAGATTAGAACATGGTCGATTTTCATACCAGTTCTTTCTTCCCACATTTTAGCATAACCAGCACCTTGGCAAAAGTAGTTGGTTATTTGTTCCTTAGACTTTTCTTTACGAGAAGTCTTCCAGTCCATTACTGCATATTTAGCCATATACTTCCCTATACAGTCAACCGTGCCAGCGACCTCTAGTTCGTCTGACCACAGCTTGGCTTCTACTGCTAGGATTTCTTCCAAACCCATGTCAATTTTCTCTTTGAGAGTATTGAACATTTGTATTGCGTCGGGCATGGCTTTTTGTGCTACATTAGCAAAGCCCTCTGTATCGTCGAGGATATAGTGTTCTGCTAATGTATGCATCGATGTACCACGGCTGGATGCCATGCGTGATACACGATTTGCTTCGGCTTCGCCTACTCGTGCACGCCATGCTTTAATACCATCGCGACCGAGCAATCCAGTAACACCAGTCAGGGAAGGATAGTTTTTCCCTGACGGTGTCTTGTATGTGCGCTTACCATCTTCATTAACCTGCATGATTTGCGGGATAACGAACTCATCAATTCTATTTTTGAACATCACTTCTTCTTTGGTCCGTAGAACCCATTTTGCATATCTTGAACGAAGCGGTTTGCTTCTTCAGTTTTCAACTGTCTTGCTTCTCTTACTGAAGCAACACCCAAGTCTTGCTTTGCTTTCTTTACACGCTCAACTTTTTTCATGGCTTGTTCTGGTGTTATCTCGTTTCGGAGAACGCGCTTTAGTAGAGCGCACTTGTAGCCAGAGCAGGTCTGTGGTCTTGTTTCGTAGATAGAGCAACTTCCATTCACGTGCGCGGGACAAGGTTGAAGGAAGAAGTGTCTGTCTTCTTCCTCCTTGTACTTGGTATCCGCACCAAGGAATATCATCTGTACCAATTCATGGTCGTGCGCCACTACGTTGCCGAACATCGTTCCGTCGCAACACATACCACATGCTACACAAAGGTCAGACGGTGTCATGCTTTAGTCGTAAAGTAGCATTGACCGACTTTAGATATTGCTTGTTTCATGTCATCAAGTTCGAACCCAAACACAAAGTTTTTGTAATCCCCGACAGGATAAATCTTCATCGACTTAGAATTAACGATGATGTCTAGGTTTTCAACTGAACCATCGAGTTCAACGATTACAGTGGTTGATTCTTGCGAATATACCATTACAGGTACGCGAACTCCGTCGAAGTCAGCTTCACCAACGCTCTGAAATGGTTTTTTTTCGCTCGCGTTGACATTCCACTTATCGTTGATAGCTGAAAGATAAAGTTTGTCATCAACCCAACCAAATCGTGTTTCGCCGATATTACCATTGCCCCAATCAATTCCGTTTCTTGCGATACAGAACTCTGAGTCGGGAAGCATCTCCCAATCCGCTGCGACGGACTGGGAGGATACAACAAGCATTGCTGCTAATAAAATCTTTTTCATATATTCCTATGCCAGACCCATCTCCGTCTTAGTGACAATATAGTCGCGAACTAAACCAGATCGTACGATATCGGTTTCTAAAAACTCAATGTGGTCAAATTTTTTCATTTTGTCCAAGATACTCATGAAGTCATGAATACCGCTCTTTTCTTTTGCATTCTTCAAATCAGTTTGGCGGAAGTCACCGCAAAAGACAATCTTAGTCCCTTCGCCCACGCGAGTGATAACTGAGTCAAGTTCCGCGAACGAAAGGTTCTGGATCTCATCTACGATTACCACCGCATTGTCAATAGTCAAACCACGAATGAACGAGGTTGACATGAATTCTATTACGTTTTTACTCTTGAGAATATCATAAGCATCACCGCGACAAAGCAGGTTGTTTACGATTTCTCGATAGGGTTGCTCATAAACTCTTAGTTTCTCATCCAATGTTCCTGGCATAAAGCCAACGTCGCGTGTTGCCACTGCGCTTCGAACAATATAGATCTTTTTGAATGTACCATATTCCAACATTTCCTTTAACGCAAGATATAACGAAATAAATGTTTTACCTGTACCAGCGATTCCATGTAGCAGTAGGTGGTTATCATAGAAAGAACGAAACACTATATTCTGCGTTTCTGTCATAGGATTGATCTCTCTTAACTCTAAGCCCAAACTATTAATCTTTACCACTTTCTTAGCTGCTGTTTTGGCGGTTCTTTTCATTGAAGATCCTTATTGTAGTTGTTTATGGATTCATCACCAATCGTTTATAGTGTTCCCCCTGTGTTTGGATTTAATCTTTTGTAGGACTTCGCGGAAGCCAGCATCTGGCTTCTTGACGTCGTTGTAACTCATAGATGGCGCGGATTCATGCCATTGCTGAATGTGCGGATTCTCCGAGAGGAATGTTTCCATCTCGGAGATCTTCATAAACTTTTCGAAGACTTCTTCAGTTTCAGTGTTTTTGAGATTGTACAGTGGCATCTTTTATCTGCTGTATAAAATGATCAATTAGTTCATCGTCAAGTGCTGGAAGAATCTGTTTTGCTTTTCTGCGCGTTAAGGTTTTCTCATGTATAAGCTGTGAAAGAACTACACTTCCGCCACAAATCGCACCCTTGATAAAGCCAGCCTTCTTACCTTGTCGGTGCATGTACCAACCATAAACAGCTAGGATAATCAGAGCAAGTATAATTGTCATTTCCATCGATAATCCTCTTCGTCATCAAAATCATCTTCGGTATATTCCAGCAGATGGTCGAGATCGTTAGACCTGAGTGCGTTTCTTAGATTTCGTTCTTTGCGCTCAGGGCGCTTTGGTTTTTTGATGTTGTCTTCCCTTTCGTGAGAAGATGCGCGCTTTATAGTCATACAGCTTGTTTCTTAGCTTCTTTCTCAGCCTTAGCATTATCTTCTGCAACTTGCTTGGGAAACAATTGCGGATATGCCTTCCTAGCAACATGAGCCGACATCGGTTTCCACGGTGTACGATGCTCCTTCATAGCGAGGATTAGTTTTGCGTCCTCGGGATGTAATCCTTCGAGGTACTGAATAAACAATTGTTCGCGACGAACTTTGGCGATGTTGTTGCCAGGAAGAAAAAGATACATCTTCTTCCACTCTGAATACAGACGCTCTTCTAAGTCAGAAGATTGTTCTTGGGTCGCTGGTTTGTAGGGAGGTTCACCCGAAGGAAGATCTAGGT